GGTTTCCGGGGGGAAACGCTTGGACATCCGTCGACTTTTTCGATGGCCTCGGGTGAACGCCACAGGTGGCGCTGGCCCTGACGGCGTGTGGTGGCCCACCTACCCGAACCAGAACAGCGACAACGTGGCGCAGTTCGCCCAGTACCCGCCTCGAGCGATGCGGCTGCCGGCGGTGCGACGAGCGGTCAACGCGATCGCCGGCGACATCGCCCGGATGCCCATCAAGGCATACGCCTACCAGGGCGAGGACTGGGTGGACATCGGCCGCGATCCGATCGTGGTGGCCCTGAACGAACAGGCCAGCGAGTTCCACACGGCCACCGACTTCAAGCGGTGGATGTTCATGCAGGCCCTGACGTGGGGCAATTCGTTCGCCCTGATCAGCCGGCGGGGCACGACGTTCGACCAGTTCATCCCGCTCGACAACAACGACGTGCAGCTGAATCGGGCCGCCGACGGTAGGTACTACTACACGACCAGCGAATACGGCGACGTCGCCCCGGCCGACATCATCCACCTGCGGATGCCCCAGTCGGTCCGCCAGCTCTGGGGCACCAGCCCTGTGATGGAAGCGGCGCGGGCCATGGCGCTCTCGAGCGAGCTGGAGACGGCCGGCCTTGAGGGGTATCGCCAGCCCGGAATGGGCAAGATTGCGATCACCACGAGTGAGTCGGTAGGGGCAGACGGCGTGCGGAAGATGGCCGACGCATACGTCTCAGCCCATTCCGGCGCTCAGGGCATGCTGCGTCCGATCATCGCCCAGAACGGTGCGACGGTGCAGCAGGTCGGCAGGAGTCTGGTCGACCAAGACTGGATCGCCGGCCGGAAGAACGCCATCGAAGACATCGCGCGGGTGTTCGGCATTCCGCCCTACGTCCTGTTCAGCGAATCAGGCTCGGCCTACACCGCTGAGCAGTCCCGCATGTACGCGGATTCGCTGGCGGCGTACACCGACGCCTGGGGGGCGGAGCTGGGATCGAAGCTCTACGGAGCGGACTATTGCGTCAAGTTCGACAAGACGGCGCTGCTGCGTGGTTCGTTCAACGAGTCGATGCAGGCGTATCGGGAAGCGGTGCAGCTGGGCGTGATGACGCCGAACGAAGTACGCAAGGAACTGGGGCTAGCGCCCATCGACGGCGGCGACGAAATGTACGTCGGGCCGAACATGCAGACGACCGGGGGGTCTGATGAAGCTGGAAACGAGACTGCTGTCGACGACGACGACGGCGACGTCAGCGAATGAGCTGACCGGCATCGCGGTTCCTTATGGGCAGCTGTCGCATCCGATTCAGGGTGCTGGCAGGTCGTTCCGCGAGAAGATGAAGCCGGGCGCGCTGAGCTACGACGACAACACGGTGATGTTGACGCAGCACGACCAGCAGGGCATTCCGCTCGCGCGGGTCGGTGCCGGCACGCTGTCGTTCCGAGAAACAAAGGACGGCCTCGAGTTCACGGCGACCCTGCCGGATTCGCGGCCGGATCTACGCGAAGCGCTCGAGCGAGGCGACATGAGCGGAGCAGTGTCGATCGGTTTCTACGTCGAGGACGACGGGGACCGATGGCTTCACACGAACAAGCAGAGCATGCGCGAGGTGACACAGGGTCATCTCGTCGAACTGTCTCTGGTCACAGCAGGCGCCTATCCGGGTGCCCGCGCTACTTACGGGGGGAAGCCTAATGGCTGACCTGGTTTCGATGCGGGCCGATGCGATGGAAGCCCGAAAGCGGATCGACGCGCTGCTGGCGGTCGATGGGGAACTGACCACCGATCAGGTGGCAGAACTCGAGAAGTCCGACGTGGAATTCCGTGGCCTTCAGGCTGAGATTTCCAAGGCTGAGACGATTGCATCTGCAAGGGAGTCGCTCACCGCGCCGTCCTTTGAGTTCCGCGCCGAGCGGAAGCCGGAGCAGCGATCGCAGCAGGAGATTCGCACGCAGTTCCTGAGCGATCTCAAGCAGGAAATGCGGTCGCCTGGCAGCTTCGAGCGCCGCACGATCGACTTCGGTGGCAACGCTGCCGACCTGCTCCCGGTCGATCTTCAGGACGAGATGATCCGCCTGTTCGCTTCGCGTTCCAACGTGGCTCAGGCCGCGACCGTTCGCAGCTACGCCAGCGACGCCGAGATCCCGATGGTGACTGCTCGAGCGACCATCACCGACTTTACCGGCGAGGGTGTGGCCTACGACAACTTTGACCCGGACTTCGGCAAGCTCCGAATTCGGGCGTTCAAGTCAGCGGCCGAGACCAAGATCACCGAAGAGGTGATCTCCGACAACCGTGGCGGTGCGGTCGATGAGATCCTGACGCAGCACGGGGAGGCTCATGCGTACTTCTGGGAAACCAAGTACCTCGGCACCGCTGCGGCTCAGAACGCTACCGCACCGGACGGCCTCCTGGCTGCTGAGGCGGACATCGCCAGCACCTTCCCGGATGAGGCAGGCAACGGCACCGTCGCCATCGCCGACATCTCGACCGGCAGTGGTGACACCACCATCGCTAGCGTGACCTACCAGGACCTGCTGGACGTCACGTTTGGGATGCCGGCGAAGTACTGGGGCCTCGAGAAGTCGTGGCTGATGTCGCCGGCCCTGTTCCAGCACGTCATCGGGCTGACCGATGCGGGCGCGACCGGGCGGCCGCTCTTCCTTCCGAACGCGACTGGCACGATCCAGCAGTCGTTCAACATGGGGACGCTGTTCGGCTATCCCGTGTACGTCTCGGATGCGATGACCGACGCTACGCCGGCCGGGTCGTTCCAGGCCGTTCTCCTCGAGCGGGGCAGCTACGTCGTGGCGACCCGTTCGCAGGTCACCAGCCAGGTCGATCCGTTCACCAACGGTGCCAGCGGCATCACCGCCTTCCGTACTCGGATGCGGGCAGACGGTCGCTGGATGCGGCCCAGTTCCTCGGCGCGTCTCCAGATCGCGGCGAGCTGATCCCTTCAGCCTTTCTCCGGGGTCGGGGCCTTCGGGCCTCGGCCCTGGATTCCGGGGGAACCGATGAAGATCACCAGCCAGTCGGCCCACAATTTCCAGCTGTCGGCGTTCCGGGATCACTGCCGGATTCCGTGGACAGATGACAACTCCGCGCTCCAGCGGTCGCTGGACGCCGGCGTGTCGATGTGGGAGAAGGCGACCAACTGGTATCTGCGGGCGACCACGATCGAGATCGCGATCCTGCCAGGCATGCAGGTTCCGTTCGGTCCGTCGCCGACGATCTCGAGCGTCACGAAGTACCGCGATGGCGTCAGCGAGGGAGCGGTCACGACCGACTGGTATCTGGCGAACGTCTGGGGGGCCACAGAATTCCGTCTGACGGCCTCGGGCACATGGGACACCCGATGCGAGTACCGGGCGTCGATGTCCGTCACAGGCGACGTGCCGGCCGATGTAAAGGTGGCCGTGTTTGATCTGGGAAACCACCTGTTCACCGATCGGGAGGGTGTTTCAACGATGACGTACAACAACGTCCCGCTGTCGTTGCGAACCCTGATCCAGAATTATCAACTGGGGGGCCTGTGAGCTTCGGCGGACGTCATGCTGTTCAGTTCTACAGCGCCTCGGAAACGGTCGACGATGCCGGATCCGAGACTGTCGCGTACACGCTCGAGTTCACCGCGATGGTGGACTTCCGGGTGGAACGTGTCAGCAAGACCGACGACGGCGAGATCCGGCAGTCTGGGAAGCTCACCGCCCTGGTCCGCATGCCGTTCACGGAGTCGATTGGCTTCGATTGGCGGGTGCAATATCGGGACGTCTACTACGACATCGAGCAGATCCGCGACCCGAACGGTCTGCGGCGGGATCTCGAGCTGACAGTCGTGGCGGTGGAACGATGAGACAATACGTCGGACAGAACAAGGCAGGCTTGCCTATCGACGTCGGCCCGACGCCCAGCCTCAAGCGGTACCTGCGAACCCTTGACAGCCTCGAGGGCTTCAAAGGCGTGAACATGCTCCAGAACGCCGCACGGGTGGCGTTTGACGTGATGCGGGACAAGAGCATCGAGAACTTCCGCCGGATCCCGTTCGGCCGGAAGTCACGCGCGTACGTCAAGGGCCGGCGGGGCATCGAGACGTTCGGCAAGACAGCCGCCGGCAAGGGCCGCAAGATTCGCAGCGTTCGGAAGAGCCTGACGCAGCGAGGCAGTTACAGCGTCGAGGCGAAGCGAACCCGCGACGGCCTCGTCACCCGTCAGTACATCAACGGGAAGCACTATTACAACTACCTGTCCCACATGATCGAAGGCGGATACACGCCTGGCGGCGGATCGAAGTGGGAAGGCAAGCGGGTGTCCGCCAAGCCGTTCCGCCGGCCTGTCGGTCGCATCTACAACGATCGCGTGGCTCGCATGATGGAGAAGGCGATTGCCATCCAGCTCGAGCAGGGCAAGCGCGTGGGACTCGGAAAGCTGAGGTCGATGCTGTGAGCTTTGCTACCGCCAACGAAGACATCTACGACGCGATCAACATCAACGGGGTCGTCGTGTCGCCGGACATCCGGAACCGCGAGACGCAGCTGCCGGCGGTCCTGTTCGGCCTCGAGGACTCCGGAGCGACGAACAGCACCAGCACCAGCGGCGGGCCGTTCCATGCTCGGTACGTCTTTGCCTGTCTGCATTCGTCCAGGCTCAACGCCGACGCGCTGGCGGCGGACGTTCTGGCCGACCTGCGGG